TAAATGATTAACGACACTTCTCTGACCTGCTTTAAACATGATTTGTTTTTCTGTTTCTTCAACAGTAGGACATTTGTCAGGAAATAATTCGTCTAGGTATGTAATGATTTCTTTACTTATTTTTGGTTTTTTTATCATTAGATACTCCTAAAGTGGTACTTAATTCATGTCTTTTGCTTGTAATGTGACCTGCAATAGCTGAATAGCCAGTCATATCAACAAAATCATCAATATTAAACGCACCACCCTGACTTCTAGCAATCTTTAATAAGACCATTAGATTTGCCACGTCTTCAGGCAGTATATTAATATTTAATTTAGTTTTATTTTGTAAGTAGCCAGTCCACAGTCTGCTTATGTTTTCATGGTTTTCTACCATGTCTCCATTTTGTTTTGCTCTATCGGAACTAACTATTTTTTTTACTTTGTCCAGTATTTCTATACTTAGCATATTGGTAACTCCATAGTTTCGGTTTCTTAGTTTTGATATTGTATTCACCATTTCTTAATATTCTTGCCAATCTGCTTTGATGGTAAGCATCATCAACTGTATATTTGTTACGTTGATATTCTTCTATGACAACTTTCCAGTTTTCTTCTAGAGACTTTTTAGCATCTAGTATTCTACTGGCTTTAACATGACCTACACCAACACAACCTTTGTATCCGTCAGTTTGGTCACCTGTTAAAACTTGTGTGCAAAAATTATAATCAGCTAATGTCTCATCAACTTTTTCTAATTGATTATCTAACATAGAGCAGTGAAATGCAGGTATTGTTCGCATGTCTTTATCACCACTAATAATTATAGCTTTATCTTTAAATTCTCCTGTAGCTAATATTCCAATCGTGTCATCAGCTTCTAGATTTTTGTAAACTTTACTTGGATAAGTTTTTACAACCCAATCTCTTAATGCTTTATAACAAACTGGTTTTCTAATATTTTTTCTATATGATTTATAGTCACTATCTATTTGTTTTCTAAAATTCATACTATCACTCCACACATTTATGTATTGTGTTGAGTTTGTAAGTTTCATATAGAATTGAATAGCTTGAACATATAATTGTTTTGCTACTCCAAAGTCGCAGTGTAATGTCCATTGGTCGTTACCCCAGTCAATAGGTTCTTCTAATTTAGAAGTAACCTTGTATGCTAGTAAGTCGGCATCAACCAACATGGTTTTCTTTTTATCTTTTAAAAAACTATTTAAAGTTTTCATAGTTTTATCTCCTTTAGTTTTAGTACGTTTGATTTTGGTATTACTGTTGAGTTACCACCCTCATTAATTGTGCCATCATCATTAAAGTTGAGGTCACTAACAAAAATAAATTTGCCTTTAGAATTATCTATTAGCCAACCCATAGTTATACAGATTGCTGTTTTAGATTTTTTAATTGCTGACAAGGATTGCCAACTGCTGTCACTGATTATATCTGACCACCAACATTTATAAAATTTATGTGGGAAGTCGTACTCATCAATGTCAGGTAATTTGATTTTAGTTTTTAATAATTTTTTCATTTTTTTATAAGGTTAAATAATCTCCTAAGGAGATAGCTTCGTAGAATTGATATGAGGGTGTAAATAATACCTATATTGGTTGCTTGACTTAGAGTTGGATAAAAACCAAACAACGGAAAAATAAGTAAGTTTGCAATTATAGAAATAACAAATCCGATACAAACATTTGTTAGACTTTCAATTAAACTAAATAATTTACTTTGCATTAGATTGCTAAATTAAGTAGTTCACATTTTGGTATGATGTGTCCTTTAGAAGTCCATCTATCCCCACCTGCTTTAATAGGAAATTTCTTCATTATTTTTTTAAGAAGTTTTGTTGGAATTAAAATCCAAATGTCTTTTTTTCTTTCTTCAACAACAAGACAAATGGCATAATATTTAGAAGTGGTAACCATAATACCTGATGGCTTACCTCTACTTTCTATTTCAACATATACGTTGCCTGTACGTACAGTTAATCTATCTGCCTTACATTCAACTTGTCCTTCTATTGCTATTTGAAGTTCGTTCTCTTTACTCTGACCAAACTTTAGGTCAAGGTCAAAGCGATTAGTGTGTTTCACTCCAGTTCTGTCCAACCTTTATCTCACCATCTAATTCTGTTTTAAAATTAAAATGGTCTTGCGTTTTTTTGAACATACCTTTTGCTACCTTCTTAAATTCTTCTAATCTTTTTGGAATAACTAAAAATTGCATTTCATCATGCACATGTAAAACCATTGCATAATCTTTACCCCACACAAAGCCATGTCTGTGTAGTTCTTCGTTTAATATGATTGTTCCTTGCTTTACTAATAAAGCACCACAACTTTGAATAAGTGTGTTTAAAACTGAATGTTCTGCTCTTGGAATTAATTTTCTACCATCTAAACCTTTTACAAAACCTGCCTGTCTAAATTTATTTTTAGCTGTAGTAGTTAAAGTTTTTAATGCAGGTAAAGACGTTTCAAATTTTTGTCTTACTTTTTTGGCTTCGTCATTATTGACTTCAAGGATTTGACTGAGTTTATCATTTCCTGCTCCATAAATGAAAGCATATATAAAAGTTTTAGCTTTAGCACGTGTGGGTAATCCTGTAGCTTTTTGATTGATGGTATGTATATCATCTTCCAAAAGTTTTCGTGAAAAATCACCATTGTCATATATGTTGAGATAATGACCCAACACACGCAACTCCAAACCAGAAAAGTCAATGCCACACATAACCATATTGGAAGGAGCAGTAAATAAGGCACGAAATTCAGAACCATATGGCGAACCACTGCTAACGCATTGTGCAAGATTTGGGTGATGATGTGTACACCTGCCTGACAATGCACCATTTGTAATAATTTTTCCATAAATTTTTCCTTTTTTGTTTAATTTTAAGTATGCTTGTTCACCATCAGCTAACTGTCCTAATCTTTTTGTAATCATAAGATATTCTGCTAATAGTTTTGCTTCAGGATACGGAAGTGCTTTTAATATTTTTTCGTTCACTTCAGGTTTTCCTGTTGCTGTAAATGTTTTAGGCGACCACCCTAATACTTTTTGTAGTCTGTCTGCTATGTGGTCTCTACTATTTGGATTAAATATTTCAGTTTTGAATTGTTCAACAGGAACTCCTGCTTTTATTCCTCTTTTAATATTATCTCTTTTATATGTTTTGAAACCTGTAGATTTTTTCCATTCAGAAAAGACTAAAGATAGCTTGTCGCTAATCTCCAATCTTTTCTTTGTAAGGATTGAATGAAGGGTCTCAGCAGACCTCTCATCAAAATTAATACCTTGTTCTTCTTGCTTTTGTATCCAATAAGCAAACTTATGTTCTAAAGTAATTGCTTCTTCAGAATAATTAGTTCTTAATATTTCATTAAATAATAAATGTGTTACCTCTACATCACGTACACAGTAGTCCAACATGTCTTGATTGTATTCATCAAATGTTGAATGTTCTTGATAATCACCTTTACGTAAACCAACTCGATAACCCCAACTTTCTAATGAATGTCTACCAAAAAGTTTAGGTGGCATTTGTTTATATTTGTAATCAAGTTCAAGTCTATTAGTCCATATTAATCTTGAACATAATAACGTATCAAATGACTTACCTTTAAAATTATAATTTAATACTTTTTTTAATGCTCGTATATCAAAGCCAGTAATATTATGTCCTATTAAAACTTCAGCTTTGTTTAGTAACTCTAGTGCATCATTTATAGTGTTAGGATTATATGTGTAGACTTCGTTAGTCGTTATATCCTTGCAAACTATACAATGAATTACTAAATTATCTTTGTCCAAGAAACCATTGGTTTCAAGGTCTAATATAAGTTTCATATTTATTGTACTAAGTGAACAGTAATTTTTTCAATTCTTGGTAAAAAAGGTTCTACTGATTTCAATGCTTTTGTAATAACTTTCCTAGCTTGTAAATCTCCACAAACTATTACTGGAAAAATATTGTCATGCCTTATTGATTGATAAATAGCAGTCATTATTGTTTTAAATGTTTCAAACGCTATTCGTTGTTGTTTACCTGATAATTTTAAATACTCAGGTTTATTAACTAAATAATTTAATATAAATTTAGTAAGCATTGCATCATTCATCAAAATTACTTTCAGATAAACGACCAGTATCTTTATTATAAATAAGACTTGTCGCTACACCTGTCTCTCCACTAAATCTATTTTTTAAAACTCTTACTATCATTATGTTGCTTTCAGTTTCAGATTGTTGGTCTCTTTCAAAACCTATTACTGCGTCTGATAACTGTGCAAGTGAATGTGAACCTCTTAGATGTGATAAAGATGTTTGCACACCTTCTTCATGTCCTAGATTGCCTGAAGGTCTTTTTAAATGTGATACTACAAACATTGCACATTTAACTTCTTCAACAAGTTTTCTTAACTCTGTCATTGTATTATCTATTAATCTTCTCTCATCTCCATCATGTAATCCTGAGATAACTATTGAGATGTGGTCTAAGATAATTACTTTGCAGTCTAATGATTGAACCATGTATCTTATTCGGTTCATTAAATCTTCACTGTCACTAGAACCAAAATGGTCATAGAAACAAATGTTGTCTTTTACTTTATCAAATTCTTCTAATAATTTTTCTTCACTAAATTTTTTTCTAACATCAGGGTTATGTATTTGTGCATTTAATCCTACACTTACTATTCCTCTAATACTTCTTTTAACACTTTCTTCTAATGCAATGTAGCCAACCTTGTGACCTTTAAGAATACAGTCATAAGCAATCTCTCTACACATTTGAGATTTACCTGTTCCTGAACCACCACATAATAAATTTAGTTCACCAAATCTAATGCCTTGTAGTTTTTCATTTAATCCATTCCATTGATAAGGAATACTTTCTACTTCTTCATCATTTAATAGTAAGTCTTTAGTATCTGAACCTTGAATAATACCTTGTGGTGTATATGCTTTAGCTTCCCACATGGCATCTATAATTTTAGAACCTAATCCTTTTTGTAACAAATCACTTGCATCTTTTTCTTGTAGTTTTGCAATCTTAACTTTTCTTACTGGTAAAATATTTGCACACTCAATAGATGCTTTGTTTCCTGCTTCATCATTATCAAACATCAATACAATGTTTTCAAATTTAGATAACCATTCTAATTCTCTTTTAATATATTTCTTAGCACTTGCAGAACCACTAGGTACTGATACCACTGGATAACGATTGTTCTGCATTTGTGATACAGACATTGCGTCAAGTTCACCTTCTGTAATGATAATATTCTTACCACCATCTCTCCACAAGTGCTGACCAAAGAGGGAAATATTTGTGGTATCTCCAATCCATATAAACGATTTATCAGGAAACCTTAAATGCTGTGCTACTTTGTTATAATCTTTGTCAAAGTAATTAGCGATATGGCAATTCTTACCATTGTATGTTCCAGTCTCATATTTAAAGACTTTACAAGTTTCACTGTTTAATTTTCTTTTAGGTAATGCTTCTATTATTCCACTTATCATATTTATATTTTGTTTCGTTGTGGCAACTTTAGGAAGTTCGCCATGAGTTTTTTCGTAGTTGTGGCAACCAAAACAGTAGGTATGGTTTAGGTAGATAGCTAGGTTGTCTCGGCTACCACAATTTTCGCAAGGTGCATGTCTTATAAAAGTGCTAGAGTTCTCCTGCATCTTTCATTTCCTGTATGTCTCCATCAGTGACAGTGCTATCTGCGAATTTGTATCCTTTAATATCTTCGTTTAATAAATATTCTCTGACATTAAAGTTAGGACATGTTTTTCTTTCATCAAGTTCATAATGTCCTACAATTCTTGCTTCAGGGTATTTAATTACTAATTCTTCTAGAACTTTCTTTAAACTTTCCCATTGTTCTCCTGTAAAATTATCTTCAGGTTGTTGCCAATCTTCTTCTTTAGCACCACCCACTACACATACTGAAGTTGATATGTGATTATAATTTTTTACATGTGCTTGTAATTCGTCATCATCTCTGCCTTGTTCTACAGTGCCATCTCTTTTGATAACTCTTGCATAACCAATTTTTAACCAACCTCTTTCTCTGTGCCATCTATCTATTTCTTTAGCACCTATTTTTTGTGAAGGTCTTGTTTGTGAACAATGCACAACAATGTATTTAGTTTCTAGTCTTGCCATTTTTTTGTGTTTCCTTTATTTCGTTTAACCATTCGTCAGGTATTTCTGTTTTAGTTGATTGTACGCAATGATATTTAAAGCCAAACATCTCACACCATTTTCCATAAGTTGTTTTACTTTTTTTACCAATTTTGTTTTTTGAATTAGAAAAAATAAATCTAATATCTAATTTTGGATTTTGTGTTTTAATCAGCTTCATCTTTTTTCTATCTGCTGAATTAAATGCACCTTTAGTTTCTATAATAATATTTGAATTTGAAACTGGAAAGTCAGGTGTATAAGTTCGTTTCTGTTCAGGGCTAGTAAAAGTTATTTTTAAACCTTCATAAACAAAAGAACATTTGTTTTTGTTTAAGCAGTTGTAGACAACTTCTTCTAACCCTGATTTGAGGAAAACAGATTTAGAAATCTGAACTCGTTTGAACTTCTGTCTGTACATCTGAGTTAGTTTCGGCTTTGTAGCCATCTTCTTTTTCAAAAGGTATATCTGATTTACCCTCTACAAGTTCTAAGACTTGGATTGCTTTCATTCTAGCTGTGATACCTGCTCCAAATGGTGCATAGTAAGGAACTAATTCGTAAGCAACTTTTATCTTAGACCCACCCCAAATTTGTTTAGTCATTGGGAATGGTTTCTTATCGGCATCAAGTATTTGTGGTCTTTGAGTAAAACTTTCTTTAGTTTTCTTATTGACCCCTGATGCTTTCAGTTTAAAAATGAAGAAAACATTGTTTCCTTCTACGTTGTATCTTGGGTGAGGTGCTTCTTTTACCTTTTTACCTTTATTGTCTGCAATCGCTTTTTTTAGACTGTCTGCCTGTGCATCATTAAATAATTTAATCATGTCGGTAGCATCTGATTTAGCGACTTTTAAGGTCACCTTATATTCACCTGCTTCGTTAAATTTAACGTCAGGTTTATTAAGATGAGGGTAGACTGCTTCACCCACAACACTAACGTGTGTTGTTAGTTTTTGCATAGATATTCTCCTATATGTTAGTCTATCTAATAGTGGCACTTAGTTGCACAGGTGCATGTATTTATATACAGAAAAACACAGATTGCTTTACTAAGTCTAAATTAAGGTCTCCCTTTTTAGGCATTTTAGGAAATTTCTTCTGATTTTTCTCTGATAACATTGCATACATTTCATCAGCAAAATTCTTCAATACATCTTTTTGATATATCTCACAAAATGCTTCTCTTAATGCTTTACCCATTAGATGACTGTCACTAGCTACACACCCAAAACTGTCATGTATCATACTAAAATTATCTACACCCAGTTCTTTAGCTTTTACTACAGCTAATTGTAATACTGCTCCATCATTAGCATGTATAAAGTTAGGACATATACCTAGACTTGTAGCCCTTTTTGATATGTTAGGTGTATCATGTGCTACTGAAAGTTTAACAATACTATCACCCATTTGTGTCTTTACTCGTTTACTTTCTTTTTCATAACAAAGCATTTGAATAGGTGCATTTAATGGTGAAGTCCAACTTACTGGTAAATTCTCTGACGCAACCAGTTTAGCTATACTTTTTAAGAATGTCATTATTTCTTTTGCACCAACAATTATCTCATTGATACTCTCCCATAATATAGGTGTAAGCCAATTCGTTGCATGAAAAATACCATCTTCTCTGTCTGATACTTTAAATATATCTATTGATACATTTCTTTCATTTAATTGTTTCTTCATGTGGTCTTCAATATATTTTCTGCATGAAAACTTTGTCAATGAATATGGTAAACACATCACTGGTTTCTTACATAGCTTCCTATCTATTCCATACTCTAACCACTTCTTTGCCATTGGTTCATCTTTAATATCTCTAAGTTTCATAATT